AGAAATCCAACCAACCGCAATTGCCACAAGAGGAAGAGGCGTTACCTCTACTCCCTTATAGTAGAAACGCTTGGCGAACTCCAATGAGCGGTTCTTGGAAATTATTGATTTATGGAAACCAATATTTACACCAATGGCCTCCATCACCTTGGTATACTCGGTTGCGACGGCGCGGTTTCCAATCACGACGTCGTCACCAAGAACTGCATATAAGTCAAACCAGCCGACTACGTTTGCTCGTTTGGCCGCAAATTGAACAATAGCATGATGAACTAGCGCAAGCATAGCCCAAGAAGAGTAGGCACCCATCGGTTGACCAACCGCATACCGAACCACACCAGACTTACGCATAGCTTGGGGACTCCATTTTGGAATAAAGTCCTTACACCACTTCGGAATGGCATAGTAACGGGATGAGAGGAGGTTTCTCCAATGGTGAGCGAACTCTCTCGACGTGAATTGCGCCAGGAGGAACTCCTGTAAGATCACAGGAAGCCTATCTGTAGCCGCTGACAAGTCATATGAAAAACACTCATATAATCCCTTCTCGGACATCAACCCCAGAAGCCGTTTTACGGGCTTCTGCTGATCAAATGTCCCATCCTGAGGAAGAATTCGTAGAATATTATCAAAAATGAACCTATGAAGAGGATACAGGAGCCACTGTGTCAAACAATCCACCATGGCAACGACACGCATCTTTCCAGGTTCCTCAACTAAGGACAGCCGCCCTAGCATCCCCTTAGGCTGTATCCCAAGATCTTCGATCCCATCTAGCTGTGTCTTAACCTCGCCTCCACTCAAAGAAACTTTTGGTTTCTGGAGTTCGTTGCGGCGGTTAAGGGCCACGCGCCAAGCAGGATTGTCTACGAGATTCCATGCACCTGTAAGAGACACTAAGGTAACTAAATGGCAAAGATACTGTGGCCTTGTTAGCCAACTTACCATATCTTCAACCACGTTCGATACGGATACCGAACCCTTAGAGGAGTTTGGACCAGACTTCATAAGTGGTATCAATCGTACTACGTAACCCCACAGTTTCTCAACATATTTGGGCTTATAAAGATGTAGGGTACGGGCACTAGCCTCTAGAGGATAATGGCCAACGGCCTTATCATAGTGACGAATACCCGTCCTCCACCCATCGCCAAACTGCCGAGGGACAAAGTCGATCCGGAACTTTCTACCTCCGAGTCGTATCACCTCAGAAACAAACCAGGGGATGAACCTGATCCACTCCTGCATGAAGGAAACAGAAATATACTTGCCCGGACCGACAATGCTATTGAAGGAAACTTTTCCGCGAAAATCTAAGACCCGGTAAAGGGTAAATAGACCAAGCCAGAATCGTATGACTCCAACATCACCCTGCAGAATACGAAGCCGATGATTACCTATAATCAGTCGTGGCAACCCAGAATGAGTACATGACACTGCGGAACCAGCTAAACGGGCATTACTCAACGGTTCTCCGGATACAAAACGTAATAGTATTACATTTGCAGCCTTGAGGTGTAAAGCAAGACCGCGCTGTCCCTGGTAACGTACCATTCGCTCAACGAACCTCGCGAATACAAACGCAGCCTTTACCCAACCAGCGGAATTAGCACCCATCATCAATGGAATTGCTCTTACAAGCAACCCCACCAATGAGCGCGCGGATTTTACACCGCGTTGCCAAATAGACGAAGCAGTCTTCACTTGTAAAGGTGAAAACTGTTTCATTGTGTTTATATTACTATAATTAATTTAAATTATGCATTTACTACACAACTCCACTCCTTAAGAAGCAGTACGAAAGAGGTTGTAATTCCTCACCATTTATTACTAAATAGTCCTTTGATGCTATCTCAGGTATACCCTTCTCACGAAGCAGAATCTATCCTTCCGTTTCCATGATCCCTCCTAAAAAGGACGGACCACGGGCGGCAGGCAGCCTGTTAAGGCGGGGTGTGTCCCTGAGGTTGGCAGACACTACAAACTGTGGTCTCACAGGCCCCCCCTGGCCTACCGGACGCTAAACAGTACACATGAGTACATCATTTCGGGCTTCGAAAGTTTCCTAATAATGCTTCCTAGCTCCCTAATTAAAGGGTAGGTCCCACTACACCTGCAGTCGCGTAGCGATAGGCAAGGATTTAACCAGATATCTTTACTTCTCGATACCTGGGTCCAGATAGACTTTATTGATTAGTCATCTCTACCCGTTACCCACAGCAGCATATCTGCTGCCTCGCATGTATCCTCTTCAGTTAGAAGAGTGGTAGTACATCGGTTCCTGCTCTGGTATTATCTTCCCAGAGCCAACTCCTAACCCTAATCCCTGCAAGCAGGTGGCTACACTCGGAGTCAGACGAGCTTATGAGCTCTCTTCCTTTGTATGTCTACCGATACATGTAACAAAACCCTGGAGAAGGTCACCTACGTGGCCCTCACCCATCTGGGGCAGTTACCTCCCCTTCCACCATTGGTTTGTTCTAGCAAAGAACATCCAAGAAATATTAATTACCTTGAATGTTAAACACCATATTCCACCGCAAGTTTCCAGAAAGGATACTCTAGTAATAGAGTACCTAACCTTGCCTGAGCGAAGGTGCTGACATTTTAAGTCACACGGCAGATTACCCAGCAATGGGTATTCATTGCCTGGCCCTTAC